TAGCCAATAAGCACACAGATGCCACAACACCAGTTTACTGCGAGTTATTACATGAGGATAAAACGCATTAACATAAATCGGCAGGGCGAAAGCCCTGCGCAATATAGAAGAATATGAAAGAAAATATATTTTTAAAAGCAGTTATAGAAAAACCGTTATTGAATAATGAACCAGAAGTTTTACACCTTTTCGTTCAAATTATCAATGAAATAACTTCTTGTATGTCAGAAGACGAGTTAAGAGGCTGTATGAGCTCTTTAATAGTAAGATACCCTTATTTTAAACTGTTTTTCGATTATGGTTTCGGACATAATCATATGTGGGTGAAAGCATCAGGTTCTTTAGAAAGATTGATATTGGTTGAGTTCTAATCCGGTAGCCTTATGGCTACCACAATATACACGATTATGAAAGCAGATTTAGTTTTAGTTATCAGCCCTGAAGCCCCACTGATGAAGCAATTGGGCAAAGTATTAGGTAGGTTGTGCTCTATGTGTGACTTTTCTACCATAGAAAGAGGCGAAAAGTATGTCACGATACGGCATGATGAAACAGGGCTTGTCGTGGCTTATACGAGTGAAGAAAGATTGAATGTGAAAATGAATTAAGAATGAAGAATGTATTAGAATCTTTGAAAGAAAGTGGCAAGAGTGGCAAAATCACAATCAGAGAGGCAGCTATAAAGCTGCATAAAGCAGGGTGGACGAGTTTTGTAGACGTGGATAAAACGAAACAATTACTTGAATTATGAACTCAATAAATGTAAACGGTTGCAGCGTATGCCAGCCCGGCAAAGAGAATTACACTACCTACGCAACGAAGTTAGGCAGAAAGAGAGTGAGAATGTACCAGTACGACTACCGTACTGAAAGTGGTGAACTCTTTGCTTGTTGTGCGCCTACCTTAGAGGCGTGTAGAGAAAGACGGGACAAATGGTTGGACGCTAAAAATAAATCAGTATGTTGACAATAGAAATACCAAAATCAAATAGAAGAAAATCCGAGGAAGACGCACTTGCATCTTTCATCCTCTCGGAAATCAAAGAGAAAGGTGAATGTGTTTACTTTCATTATGGCGTAGGATGGGGAAATAACTGGCCTCATTGTTGGGCAAAAAATACTGGAAGTGACGCTAAAGACAGACACCAAATTTCGGAGTTGGCGCACGATAATGTCATAAGAGCATTTATAGACAAGGGCTATTCTGTCAAGTATAGAAGTGAAATATCCGCCGGAAGATATGTGATTATCAGAGGATAGCTACAATGGAAATGAAAACGAAAACAAGTAAAGTCACGTTTCTACTCCGTTCCAAAAATCTGCAAAAAGCATTATCTATCTTTCCCACTTTTCATATTAACGTTCATCAAAGAAGAATGCAAGACTTTACAGGTTACCAGTGAAATACTTTCCTGTAATTCTTTATCTTACCAGCAATTCGGCATTGATATCAACAAAGGAATTATAACACACATAACAAAGTATTGACAAGCCGTGTCAGTACTTTGTTTTCCTCATTTTTCCCCTTAGCTCCCTTATTAAGTACCTTCGTTTCTGTAACGCAAAAAAAGCAATTATGGAAATTATTTACAGAAAACTAGAGGAACTGAAGAAACTGGAAAACAATCCAAGAACTATTTCGGATGAACAGCTAGACAAACTTAAAGAGTCAATCCGAAACAATCCGGATTATTTCGAAGCCCGACCGATCATCCTGTCAGACCGTACTAGCGAATTGATCATTATAGCCGGAAACCAAAGGTATGATGCCTGTATATCGCTAGGTATGCAACAAGTACCGACCGTTCTTATTCCCAACCTGACCGAGGAAAGGGAACGTGAGCTAATCATACGTGATAACGTTAACAACGGACAATGGGACATAACCAAGTTGTTTGACTGGGATTGTAACGAGTTGCTTAATTGGGGTATGGAAGGCATCAGCTTTCCTGATCCGACAGATTTTTCAGAAGATATAGAAGACAGTCATAATGTACTCAAGAACGCAAACTATGAAGCCGGAGCTCATATCAAATATTTAGTATTTGAGGGGTATAAGATTCCAGTCAGTGAAAGCGAACTGGAAGCACTGAAAGCACGGGCTTCTGAATATTTGGATGAGAACGGTGTAATGGTTGGTTTTGTTAATAATCTACTTGGCTTATGATGGAATACATAGACATATCAATATTGAACCCGGCAGAATATAACCCACGCCTGCTCACTAATGAAGCACAAGAAGATTTAAAAAAATCCATCAAGGAATTAGGCATTATCAAACCGATCATCATACGTCAATCGGATAAACGTATCATGGCAGGACACCAACGTACAAAGACAATGAAGCTGCTTGGGTATACCCATGTTCCAGCCTTTATTCTTGACGGTGTAAACTCCACCGATGAAGTAAGGTTCAACCAACTTCACAACTATGCGGAATGTGAGTTGTCGGAAATCCAACCAGAAATCAATGTAAGTCTTCCTAAAGGAACAGAAGGATTTTATACTGTATCCAACAAAGATATCTCCATTCTTTCCAAAGGAGGAAACAACTCACGTGTTGTTGACCTTACGAAAATGATTCTCCGTTACGGCCAGTTTGCAAATGCCGTATGTGACCATACCGGGAAAGTGATCATCTCAACAGTATATGCCAAAACGGTAAAACTATTAGGTATGGACCTACTTGTATATGTCCTTCCAGAAGGGAAAGAAGAAATCGCGCTCAAATACTTCTCTAAGGAATATGGAGTGTTCGAGTATTCCCATCTGGAACGAAAGACCTATATACAGTCTTTTGCCCAAAAGGCACGGCTACGGCAAAAGAACGGGGTTCCAAGCAAGCGTAGCCATTCAACGTTGTATGAAACGCAGGTTATACCATACATCACCAAGGATATGCGCATACTCGATTTCGGTGCCGGACAAAAGGATTACGCAACCATACTGAAGAAAAAAGGCTATCTCATTGACGCCATTGAATTCTTCCACCGCAAAGATGGAGCGGACATCATTGATGAAAAGGAAATCAGGCAAGACTGTGCTTCCATATGCAAGACCTTGTCGGACTACGGGCTGTACGATGTGGTTGTGTGCGATAGCGTGTTGAACTCTGTGAACTCAGAAGAGGATGAAAAGAATGTCTTACTTTCGTTATCAGCATTATGCAAGCCCGGAGGAATGATATTCTGGTCTGGCATTCCGCTGCTGTTCGCCCAGAAATCATCTGAACGCAAGGAAACACACGACCATCGTTCTAAAGCCGTATTTCTTGACGCAAAGAACTTCACAGCCAACTTCCGTTTTGGTGAATGGTACTTCCAGCATTATCATTCCACAGCTGACATCGTCAGATTAAACACAGCTTACATCGGAAAGGATTTTAACATATTCGATAAAGGAATGAAGATAAGCCCAGAAAAAGAGTTAAGAGGTTCGTCATTTCAAGTAGCATCAACCAACGGAAGGAGCGCAAGTAAGAGTGATTATCTGAAAGCGTTGCAATATGAATTCACACTTCCTCTTCCCAATAATCGCAAATGGGATTTGGACAAAGAAATTATACCAATCTTTAAAACACTATAAACAATGGCAGCACCTAAAGGAAATCAGTTTTGGATGTTACGCAGCAAGCATGGCAGGGATAAACTCTTCGCCACGCCTGAAGCGTTATGGGAGGCGGCGTGCGAATATTTCCAATGGTGTGATGAAAACCCATGGACAACAAGAAAGGCTATACAACGTACCATGCCTGTTAGACGCAAAAAAGGTAAAAGAACAGAAACTGTTAATGAACAGCAAACACAACAAGAAGTTTCACCTACACAGCGCCCCTACTCTCTCACCGGATTATGTATCTATCTAGGTACTTCATCACGTTGGTGGAGTAGCTTCAGAAGTGAATGCATGAAAAAAAATGATGAAGATTTTTTGCACGTCATCGCGCGGGTGGAAGAAACCATCGAGACTCAACAATTTGAAGGAGCCTGTGTTGGCGCTTTCAATGCAAACATTATAGCCCGAAAGCTAGGGTTGTCCGACAAACAGGAAGTGGATCATACAACACAAGGCAAACCCTTCAACGGATTTGACTTTCTTCCCTATACTCCCGAAGCTGACAAATTGAAGTGATATGGAGCAAAAGGTTAACTTAAAACAGCGATTGGCATACAATTTTCTTCGTGACAGCAAAACGAAATTTTTATTGTATGGTGGTGCCGGAGGTGGTGGTAAATCATGGCTAGGCTGTGAATGGCTGATGCAATGTGCCTACTATCTTCCCGGTACTCGCTGGTTTGTTGGCCGAAATAATTTGAAGGATAGCCGTGAGTCCGTTACCGTGACCTTCAATAAGGTAGCATCTTCTCACAGCTTCACGGCATACAAGACAACAAATGAAGGGATAGCCTTCGACAACGGAAGTGAAATCGTTTATATTGACTTGACGTATTATCCGGTGAAAGATCCGATGTATGAACGATTGGGGTCTAAGGAATATACAGGAGGATGGATAGAGGAAGCTGGTGAAGTGCACTACCTTGCCTTCGAAGTCTTGAAAACCCGTATCGGCCGCCACATGAACGATGTATATCATGTACCCGGAAAGATACTTATCACCTGTAACCCGAAGAAAAACTGGCTATACCGTGAATTCTACAAGCCCTGGAAAGAAGACAAATTACAAGCTCCTTATGCATTTATCCAAGCTTTGGTGCAGGATAATCCTTGGGCAACAGAAGACTACATCGAAAGTCTTCGAAACACAAAAGACCGGGTAACAAAGGAACGCCTATATTTCGGCAATTGGGAGTATGATAATGACCCGACTGCCCTGTGTAACTACGACGCTATCTGTGACTTGTTCACGAATGAGTTCATTGCTCCTGCAGGTGAATCTACCGGTTCTGCAGACCTTGCAATGAAGGGACGAGACAGATTTATCGCCGGTCATTGGAAAGGGAATGTGTGTTTTATCAAACTGGATCAGGAATACAGTACTGGAAAATCCATTGAAACAGACCTAAAGCGGATGATGATAGAATGCTCAATTCCTCGTAGTAAGATGATTGCGGACTCTGACGGATTGGGGAACTATCTTGAAAGCTATCTGAACGGTATCAAGGAGTTTCATGGAGGAGCACGACCTATTAATCCTGAATTTGACAATTTGAAATCAGAGTGTGCCTTCAAACTGGCTGAGATGATTAACAATCGATTGCTTCGTATTGTATGCACGGAAGCACAGCGAGAACGAATCATTGAAGAATTGTCAGTTCTCAAACAAGCACATATTGATGCAGACACACGGAAAAAAGGAATAATCAGCAAAGAAAAAATGAAAGAAATATTAGGTCATTCCACAGATTACCTTGATATGCTGATAATGGCAATGATATTCCGTATCAAACCAACACCAAAACGACCAAAAGCAAAAATAGGAAAGATATGACAGTAAAAGAATTTTTGACAATAAGCAGCATTGCCACCGAACCCGAGGTCATTAGAACCAAGTTGGATGAACTGAGAAAACCTTATCAACTAGGGCAGTATAAGACGCCAGATACCCTAAACGACATAAATATGGGAGAACTGATGCAACTGCAATCCATCGAAACAGAACACGATATCTTGTTCGTTCCCTGTACTGTACTGATGGGGCTGAGTAAACGTTATATATCCCAACTTCCAGCTAGCGATGTACTGGGATTCGTACAATGGGTGGCCAAAGAAGTTGAACGAATAAATAAACTATTCGCGTCGACTAATGTACCACCCACACCCGAAGAGAAGCAAGCAGGATCCGAATTGCTAAATTTTGGACCTTTCGGCATGATTGATTACTATGCGCAGCGCATGGGTATCACTGATCATGCAGAAGTAGACAGCGTGCCATGGGTCAGAGTATATAAATGTCTTGACATGGACGCCAAAAGAGTAAGATTCGAACGTAGATTAAGAAACATATTAAGTAAGAAGAAATGACGGTAGAGCAAAAAATTAAAAAGATAGTAGACTCCATGGAGGGTGTAAGTTACCTTTTTGACAACTGGCAAACAGCCAATATAAGACTGGACAAGATTAAATTGCCGGCAGTGCTTAATCTCCTTCCTGTAAGCGGAACTTTTAATCTAGGCAGACAGCAGTTAAGAGACTGCCCTAACTGTATGATGGCATTCATGGATAAAACCAAGTTCGATTTTGATGGCACAGAAAATGATGCAGTGATAGAAGGATGCAAGAATAAAGCCAAAGAATTCATATTGCTATTGAACAGGAGTGGGATGTTCAAAGAAATATCAGGAGATATCCCTTATTCTGTGTTCTATGACAAGCTGGATGTTAATGTAACCGGAATAGTTATCCAACTTAAGTTAGAAGAGATAATGGGTACTGTTATTTGCAACAAGAGCGTGAAAGAGATTGTATATGGCAGCAGAAACTAAAGCCGGAACCCTAAGAATAATAGGTGAAGAGCTGGAAGCGTTACGCAAGCGAATTATAGCCAACCATGAAGCAGCCGGACAAGTAGCCAGTGGAAGGACAAAGGGCAGTCTGAAAGTAGAAATGTCGGAGGACGGAGGCGTTTTGTGGGGCAGGCAGGCATTCGCTGTACTAGAAACTGGACGTGGACCAGGGAAAGTTCCGAAAGGATTTTACAAGATTATCCGCCAATGGGTGGAAGATAAGGGTATACAAGTAAAGAAGCCCGATTCCTTCGCCTACCTTGTCGCTAGAAAGATAGCCAAGGAAGGAACGGAACTATACCGAAACAGAAAACATGAGGAAATCTATTCCCGTGATCTAGAAAATACCGTGGACAATATAGCTAGCAGGGTATCGGCTATATATGAAACAGAAGTTGAACATATAAATCTGAATTTCGACAATGAGAACACATACGATAGATAATACAACAATTGAATATCCTGACCAAATAGGATTCTGCTTTAATCCTGTGATAATAAATATCCTTGGCGGAAACTATCAATCTGTTACTGCAACGGTAACGGACACCACCACAGCCACATCAGACAGAGAGAACAGAGCGACGTTCGGTGGTTCCTGCTTCTTTGACCTATCATTCTATACGCAGAGCTATTTTGACGAATACAGAGAAGTCGATTACAAGTCAACTCACGCCGAAGATAGTAAGTTAGGACGTCTGTTTAGCATAGAGCTTGATATGTATAACGAATCAGGAACACTTGAAAACAGCTTCCAGTTCAACGTATTCATATTGTGGGGAGCCAGTAAGGTTGGAGAGCAGTATAATGGAAGCCGAGTGCTGACATGGTTCAAAAACTACCCATTCTCTGTAGGCTTATACTCTGCAACATCAGGGAATGTAAAAGTAACTATAGATGGTTCCGAAAGCTCCCCTATCGCATTATCAGGACAAAATGCATGGAATATCATTCTTGCTGGAATAGATGCTTCAGACAGGGTGGAATTTTATCTACCTGGAAGTAATACGGCAGCATCTGTTTTTGACCACACCTTTGATTTCACCTTCCGAGGGCTGCTCAATATGGCCACAAAGATCACTTGTAAGGTTGACAATTCAGACTGTGGAATATACTTGAGATGGATCAACCGCCATGGAATGTGGTGTTACTGGCTATTCATGCAAGGAGACGAGACTTCGCAGGTATCCAATGACGGAGAGTTCATCAGAAACAATATGCAGGATTACAGTTACAAGAACGGATACCATGGAGGTAGCGGACGAAAGCAAAGGAAAATGGAAGAAACGACACTTCCCGTATGCGCTCCATTAATAGACAGCATAACTTATGACTTCCTTTACCAAATGGCCACATCTCCTGTTGTTGATATGTTCATGGGCTATGATGATAACGGTAACGCCAGATGGATGGCCGTAAATGTGTCTGTGGGAAATTTCGTCAAACAGCGGGTATCACTGCAAGACTTTGAAGCGAACATTATATTACCTGAAACTAACGTGCAGAGCTTATGAGAAATGAATTATTATATGTCGGTGCCAACAACAAATTAGTAGATATGGACGACAGCACCAATATCACATTAAAATACAAGAATAATATATTCACCGATATAGGCAAAATTGTAAGTAACACAAGCTACACTATTAAACTTCCAAACACAGTGAGGAATCAGTCTGCATTTCTTCACGCAGACCTGCCATCCTGCCAATATTCCGTTGCTTCATTTTACCTTGACGCTAGATACATAAGAAACGGAGTAGAAATTATCAAAGGGGCAAAAATATACTTGATAGGCACGTCTGATGTGTTTGAAACCGCATTAATATGGGGAAACGCAACACAATTTTCAAGTATTGCCAATGAAGAAAAAAAACTGCAAGATTTAAAAGAACGTTGGCATTATGAAAGCCAAGGGAATGATCCATTTCCTGATTATTACATCGAATGGAATAGCGGAAAGAACGTAAGCCAATATGATAGTCATGGAGATTTCTTTTTCCCAAAAGTAAATTACAATATACGTTCAGCCGATAAAGACTTACCCTATCATCCGGCAGTTAAAGCAACATGGATTTTAGAACATATATCACTTGATAATGATGTGATATTCATTTTTCCAAGTGAACAGCAAGCAGTCTTGAACAAGCTGTTTATCCCATTGCTGACAAGAAATGACGGGTTGGAATTCTCTCAAAAGAATGAACTGTGGTTGAATGCAAAATATTACCTTAACCAAGGAACCGGGCCTATTGAACTTTACTTCGAAAATAAAGAATATTCATCATATTATGGAACGGTAAATAAAAGCTCGCTAAGCGAAGGCACATTCATTAGTGGAATAAAGACAAAAGGAAACTCCATAAAGCTCAATGCTTCAGGCAAAGTATCAATACATACTTTAACTTCTTTCTATCCCAGCAATGCAGCCATGATAGCTTATTATATTGAGAACGGAGAGAACAATGAAATATTCAACATAGGATATACGGATATAATAAGCAATGGAGGAAACTCTTACAATATTACGTTTGAGTTCGAAGGTGTAGAGTCTGACTCAGTAAACAAAGGTACAGATATCCGGTTTGGATTCACAAATATCGGATTTATTGCAGACGTATCAAACGGTGTAGATGGAATCATAAATCTAAGAATGGAAAACAGCCTTGTATCGCCCAAGCAACCAGACGAAAGTATTCTTAACGGGAATGGTCATTACCCCATTATACCAAATTTGCCAGATATGACACAGCTTGATTTTATTAAAGCAATATCTACCATGCTAGGCGTATTTGCATATCCTATTGAAGGCACGAACATTATAAGATTTATGTCTGTCGATGATATCATAAAGAAAAAAGAACAAGCGTACAATTGGACTAGACGGGTAATAGCATCGTATATGGCCAACAAGCCTAAAGAAATGAAATTCACTATCGATGGCTTTGCACAAAGAAATATACTTAAATACAAAGACGATGATACGGTAAAAGGCAACTACAGTGGAGAAATTACTTGCTTGATCAGCTCATTAGAGAAGTCTAGAGAAATGGCAGAGTTGAAATTTGCAGGATGCGACATGAGAGGAATTACAGCATTCATACGATTGTACAAATATGACGGAGAGGGAAAGGCTGAACTGCAAAAAGTTCAACCAAGAATACTTCTCGAGGAAAACAATGGAGGTCTATCAAATGGAACCTTCACACAATTGTCGTTCACAGATATCATAAAAAGATTCTACACAAGCTTTCAAAATGCAGTGTATACCCCCAAAATCATTAAAGAAAAAATAGAAATAACAGAAAAAGACTTGAGAGACTTAGATATGACCACTCCAGCATATCTGGCCCAATATGGGAAATATTATGCAATTCTATCCGTTACAGCAGAAAATACAGGAATAGCAAATGTTGAATTATTACAATTAGACATCTAAAATTATGGCAGACAAAGTAGAAAAGATACTTGATATCAAAGTGAATTATAATGAGGCTATCAAAGCTATAGCCGAGTATCAGACAAAAATCGACAAAGCCAAAGAAGCAGAGGCGAAACTGAAGGAACAGTTAAAGGCTGGAGACATAAAAAGGCAGCAGTACAATGAAGAAATGGCGGCATCTAAAGCCTATATCAACGACTGTAATGATTCGATACGTGTTATAACGAAAACAATGCAAAATCAGCTCAAGCAGGAGAAGGCACAAGAAAACAGCCTTGTTTCTCTCCGTGCCAAACTGTCAAACCTAACGGCTGAATACGATGCTTTATCCGAAGCGGAACGAAATGCGGATACAGGCATGAACATAAAAAACAGAATTAATGAGGTTACTGATGCTCTAAAGGGCGCTGAAGAAGAGACACAGCGGTATTACCGAAATGTTGGCAATTACAAGGAAGCTATAATGGAAGCCGCCAATGCCAATATCCCGTTCGTGCAGCAGATAAATGTAATGGTGACCTCCTTGGGTGGAGTAAGAAATTATTTGTCTGGAGTAAAAACAGAAATGCTTACTGTTTCGACCACCACAACCGGCTGGATTAAAGTTTTGAAACTGTTGAAAGTTGCTCTACTTGGAACTGGTATTGGAGTATTAATTGTAGCTTTAGGATCTTTGGTATCATGGTTCACCAAAACACAGAAGGGCGTGGAAGCAGCCAATAAGATAATGGGTGCTCTTGGTGCCACTGTAAATGTCTTAATAGACCGGGCAGGCAAGTTGGGAAGTGCTTTAGTGAATCTGTTTACCGGGAACTTCAAACAGGCGGGGAATGATGCCAAATCCATATTCGCTGGTATCGGTGATGAAATAGTCAATGAAACCAAACAGGCGTGGAAGCTGGCAGAAGTCTTGAATGAGATAGACAAGAGGGAAGTCATGCTGTCCATGTCACGTGCCGCTAACCGAGCTGAAATTGAGAAGCTGAAAAAAGCTGCAGATGACCAGACCCTGTCCACACAGGAACGTATCAAAGCTGCGGAAAAAGCTGCAGCAATGGAAAAAGAGGACTTAAAAATCCAAACAGACTTAGCGAAAGCAAGAATTGCCAATATGCTCGGATATACTAAAGTAACAAAGGAAGCCCTTAAGACCATTGAGGACATGCAAAAAGGAGCAATTACAGCAGATGAAGCTATTGGAAAAATCGGTATATCGGAAAGCACTATTGATGACCTTAGGAAATTAAGCGAAGAAGTAAACAGATTAAGTGAATTGGAAGAAAGCAGTTACACCCGTCAGACAGAGCAGCAAAATACCCTAAACTCTATCCGCCAGGAAGGTGCAGACAAAGCAAAGGAAGCAAAGCAAACAGAACTGGAAGCAGTAAGGGCAGCAGAAGATGCTATGCTTGCCTTAGTGAAAGACAAGAGAGAACAAGCACGGAAAGAGATTGAATTGAACTATTCCCGGCAGATTGAGGATTTGCAAATCAGTTTAAAGCAAGAAGAGAACCTTACCGCTAAGGCTCGTGAAGCCATCAACGCCAAAATAAAGGCTTTGGAACAACAAAAATCTATGGAGCTTAGCAAGTTGTCCGATGAGGAGCTGAAAAAAGAACTGGAGAACCGTTTAAAAATGATATCCCTGCAATTGGAATCGGTCAAGGAAGGCAGCGAGCAGGAGTATCAGTTAAAGATACAACAATTACAAGCACAACAAGAGGCGGAACTTACCAGCACAGAACAAACCGAAGAAATGAAACTGGCCATTAAAGCAAAGTACAATACCAAGATAGACGAACTGGCAACAGTTCATGAGCAGGATATTATCAACAAGCAACAGGAAGCCATGCGCATACGCTTTGAAACGGAAATCGCACAAGCATATGATAACGAAGAGGAAATTCTTCGTATAAGGATGGAACAAAAGAAAGCCGAGCTCGATAGCCTGCAGCAAATGGAAGGTGAAAGTATAGAAGCATTCAATCTTCGCAAGCTGGAAGCACAGAATGCTTATCTGAAAGACAAGAGAGAACTGAGCGATAAGGAGATTGAAATAGAACAAGCTAAATATGAAGCAATGGAACAGGTGACAAATGGCCTTGTAGCTCTCACAGAACAAATTGGGGAGTCTGATAGAGGATTTGCTATGGCAAGCAAAATGTTGGCTTTGGCAGAGATCGCCATCAATTCAGGTAAGGCGATCGCAAAAATGGTATCCGCTGAATCAGGGAAAGGTATTCTTGGTATAGCTACAATGGCATCAGGTATTGCAACAATCCTTTCTAACATTGCAAATGCTGTTAAGATAGTAAAAAGTGCTAAATTTGCAGAAGGTGGTTTGGTTACAGGACCGGGGACAGGAACGAGCGACAGTATTCCGGCACAGTTGTCGAATGGAGAATCCGTTATAACCGCCAAAGCTACGTCCATGTTCGCCCCTATCCTATCATCCTTCAATATGATGGGTGGAGGTGTACCTATTAATGTAACAGCAACGAATAATCAAACTTTAGGCGAAGATATGCTGGCCAGAGCAGTCGCCAAAGGAATGATGATGGCTCCTGCCCCTGTCGTTTCTGTAGAAGAGTTTACTTCAGTTGCGAATAGAATTAAATACATAGAAGAAAGCGGTAGTTTATGAAAGCATACGAACTATTATATATAAACAGGAACACTCTTAGGATAATGTCTGAAATGTCATTAGATGCATCAGATATTAAATACCTAGAAATGTATAAAGACTACACCCGTCTTACGGCTGAAGGTCATAAAAAGGCATATATCATGCAGTACCTGGCAGATGAATACAGCATTTCAGAAAGGACCATCTATAGAGTCATTGACAGGTTGTCCGTTGACGTTTCAATTCAATAAGGGGGAAGATTATTCTTCCCCCTATTTTTTTACTGACAAAGCGTGTCAGTGCTATTATGTTCTGAAATTCTTATAGCCATATACCGTTTTTTACCTTTGCTTCAAAATAGATTATATATGGCGAAATTATACATCAACAAAGATATTGTTGCGGATAAAGACAAAATGGAAAATTGGTATCTAACTGGTGAAGAGGGATTGTCTTTTCCCGATATTCAAAATTTCCTATCTTGGATAGATCCGAATGACCACGTTATTGATATTGAGATACATTCATGCGGTGGTGATGCCGTTGAAGGGTATGCCATTTATGACGCCTTACGTGCTTCAGGAAAGCAAATCAGCTGTACTGCAGTAGGACGATGTGCATCCATGGCAACCGTGATATTATTGGCCGCTGCAAAAGAAAGACGTTTTGCTTATCCACATGCAAAGTTTCTTATTCACAAGCCTTATATGGCTTCATACGATGGAGACCTTGATCTTGAAACCCTAGAATCAATAAAATCAAACTTGGAGAGTGAAAAAAACAAGATGCTAGCTTTGTATGTAGAACGCACAGGATCGGAAGCCTCAGTTATCGAAGCCCAAATGAATAAAGCCGGTTGGTTTGGTGGTGAAACAGCCAAACAATTAGGTTTTATCACGACCGTTCTTATGCCTACAACTGCCAAAGGGAGAACTTACACATTTAATAACAAAAAAATGAACAAAGAAAAAGAAGTAACAGTGAAGCAGACTATCATAGACAGGCTGCTGGCCAAATGCGGCTATCAAAAAATTGAAGACGTACAGGTCGTATCTATGGAATTGACAAATGCCGAAGGTAACACGCTTACCGTGGAAAGAGATGAAGGTGAACCCCAAGTAGGAGATACAGCAAGTCCCGATGGCGAACATGTCATGCCTGACGGAAAGACTATCATTGTGACAGATGGCGTTATTACAGAAATTAAAGATCCTGATGAATTGGAAGAGGATGAAGTGAAAGCTTTAAAAGCCCGTATAGAAGAGTTGGAAACTGAGAATGCTTCTCTAAAGACGAATGCCCGTACCATTGAGGACAACAAGATTCTGAACGCAGTCCGTATGGCCGGGGGCGAAAACTGGCTGGCAAAACATTGTAGTACTTATAAAGTGTCAGCTCGTACCCAAACGTTCAACAAGGGTATAAAAGGAGTAGAAGAAAATGAAACGCCTATTCAGAGAAAACTTCGTGAAGAAAGAGAAAAAAGAAACAACAAGTAATAAAAGGAGGGGAAATGCCTATTTTAGATTTTGACAAACTTACACCTGATAATCAGGCTGTAAAAGACTTGAAAGACCTTATTCAGTTAACAGTCTTTCAAAACGAGGACATGGAGCGTTTCATGACGTTTATGCCCAATGTGACTAACGGTAAAAAAGCTGGTTTTATCGGTGAAATGGAAGATGTCGGAGTAGCCGGCTCCGGATGCGACCCTGAATATAAAAAAGTGGCTATCGCTGCCGCCCAAAAGGAATGGGAAATCGGGGATTGGCAAATTCCTTTGGAAATGTGCTATACAGACTTGGAAAACACCATTGCCAAGTACTGCCTTAAAACGGGAACAAATATAGGAGACCTGACATCGACCGAATATATGGACGGTATTGTACTGCCGAAGCTGTCTGAAGCTATGATGAAAATGATGTGGCGTTTTACATGGTTTGGAGATAAATCAGCAGCGTCTGTCACTGGAGGTGGTCAAATCACTGACGGAGTAAACATCGAACTATTTAAAACATGTGACGGTTTTTTCAAACGTCTGTTTGCCATCTGTACCAACAATACCGGACAGCACACTGAAATTGCAGCCAACGCAGAAGAATCATATGCATTACAAAAATCAAAGATGAAAGAAACAGGCATTGCCACATCAATATTCGATGCGATGTTGCAAGATGCCGACAGCCGGATTTTCCAAAAAGACGGATGCGCAATTTTCGCCACCAAGTCAATGTGCGATGCTCTGACTCACGATATGAAAGAAAAGTACAAGGTAATCATGCCCTGGGAAGTTGTATTTGACGGTGTAGAGGTCAGCAAATACGATGGAACAACCATCGTTAAATGTTCCATTTGGGATAGATTTATTCAAGCCTATCAGAACAACAAAACCAAACTTAACTTACCGCATCGTGCTGTTTTATGTTCTCCTGAGAACTTGATGTATGGATGTGAGGGCACCGAACCGATGTCGGACTTGGATATTTGGTTTGATAAGAAAGCCCGCAAGAACTACATTTATTCAACAGGAAAATTAGGCTCCATGATTGGCGAAGATGAGTTGGTACAGGTAGCATACTAACGAAAAGAGCAAATATGGCAATATGTGATATAACAATCAAAAAGGACATCGCACCATCGTGCGATGATCCTATCGTTCCCGGGCTGGAACAGGAAGGTGTGATAATGAATCGCGCAGACGTGGATTTCGGTGCGGTTACATTCAACGCAACCCGTAAGAATGTGATCGAAACTCTTGCACTGAAAACAGGTAAAAAAGGTTACAAGGTACAGGTATTCGGTGCAACCCCCTTTACAGGTACCAATACAGCCTTGGCAACAGGAACCTATCGTAACACGTTCACTAACACAGTGAACATGGTTGTATTAGCAAATGACCCCGATGTATGCAATGACATTATTGATGGGCTTGCTAACGGTGATTTTGTCGTTGTATTGGAAAATAAAGCTAAAGGGTTAAATAAAACCGAGAATCCGGGAGATTCAGCTTTCCAGGTTTACGGTTACTACCAAGGTTTGAAAGCCGCAGAGATCGGCAATGACAAGTATTCCGAAGAAACGGAAGGGGGATGGAATATCTCTTTGCAAGAAACCAAGGTTCCCAAATCAGCATTATTCTTGTACAAAACATCTTACGATGCGACAAAAACGCTTGTTGAAACACTGACAAAACCAACTGAATAATTATGGAGTTAGAAGAAGTGGTTGATAAATTAAAGGAGCTAGGAGATCTTCCCTCCTACTCCTCTTCTGATAAATCGGAGATAGAAAGATTGTACAAGGAAGTATTAGGAAAAGAATTCACTAAGACATCATGTAACGACTGCTATCGCGATGCTGTAATCGAAATGACTGTTTACATCAAAAAGAATAACCGTATGAAAGAAAAATGTAATTATATATTAAAGAATGGTGTCCTGCTTCAACCGGAGTTCGGAAGCAATAAAATGTACACTAATGACAACCTCACTGATGAAGTTGCTGAAAAGTACCTTGCCAAAAATCCGAAAGGTGAAATTTATTTCGCCCATGTACCTACGGACTGGAAAGAACGTGTTAACAAATGTGGATACAATCAAAGCCTGCTTGATTCAATGGTAGAATCATTGCAAGACGGAGTTTCTGAAGAATCCGTGGCTGACACGTTGAAAGATTTCCAAATCAACGGCAAGAAAATCAGTAAAAAAGTTCTGAATCTGCATCTAAGCAAGGCCATTGAAATTGTGAACGCAATGAATGGAGAAGGCGAAGATAAAGTTGAATAAAAGAAATAAAGGACGAACGTAAACCTCGCGAATATGAGAGTAAGAGATCTAAAAAAGAAAAGCAGTAACCGCATTGATACAAGCTATTTACAAAATCTAGGAATTCAAGCCTACGGACAGGACAACCTATATCCGCAGACATTAAAGAATATCATTGCTGCAAGCTCTACTGCATCTGAATGCTCAGACCGTTTCGCTGACTTCATTGAAGGAAACGGATTCCGTGAGGTTGCTTTTTCCAAATATGTAGTCAATCGAAAAGGTGACACATTGGATGATGTGCACATGTTACTATGTAAAGACATGTCCGAACTCAATGGAATAGCAATCCATGTTAACTACAATGTTTTCTGTGAGATAGTGGAGATGCAGCACGTACCATTTGAAAATTGCCGTCTGACAGAAGAAGATGAAAACGGTTATGTGGCAAAAATAGCAGTACATCCAGACTGGAGCGGAAAGAAGACACGTAAAGGGAAAGCTCTGCAGGTCAAGAAAGAAAACATCGACTATATAGATGTTTTTAACCCTCAAAAAGATGTTATACTGGCTCAAATAGAAGCAGCCGGAGGCATTGAATACTACAAAGGTCAAATCCTATGGGTGTCAATGGCCGGGAAAAATACTTATCCTGTCGGGAAAGGTGACCGGGTGGCTACAGAAATGAGTACCGATGAAGGGCTGTCCAATGTCAAGTACAGAAATGTACGAAATAATTTCTTCCCTGGCGCTATGGTATTCACCAAAAAGGGATCGAACATAACCTTTGACGAAGAAGGCAACGAAGTGAAAGATACAGACGATGACGACAGTTTCTCAAATACACTCATCCAGTTGCAAGGTGATACGAATGCAGGAAAGATTATGGAAGTTACTTTAGAAAGCGATGAGGAAAAACCTGAAATAATAAATCTGAACTCACAAAATTACGACAAAGAATTTACCGTTACTGACGCAAGTGTGGTTGAACGTATTTATTCAGCTTATGGCCAAGAGCCATGGTATTGCATCCGTATTGGTAAAGTCGGATTCTCAGGCGATATTTTGGAAGATGCTTTCGAGTATTACAATTCTATCGTAAGCAAGCAACAACGCTTAATAGAGCGTACCTTTAGCCGTATATTCAGCTATTGGTATGAAGTAGTCAACCCCTCTAATGATTATAGTGTGGAACCATTAAAGTATGTACGAAATGCAGCAGTATCTAATAACAACAGATGAGGTATCGGCTTTGTCTCGCGGAATGTCTGTACATCTCGATCCTGACAAGATAGAAACCTACATCCGTGAGTCGGAGAATATCTACATCAAATCAGCGTTGGGAGACGAACTGTTCCTTGACGTGAAAAAAAATCCTGAAAAATACCAGCTACTGCTTGACGGAGGTACTTATGAAACTAAATGTAAAAAGAAGATAATCATCACTGGACTTCGCGTAGCTTTGGCTTATTATACCTATGCCTGTATTGTCAAAAATGGAGATGGGAATGTATCCCGTTTTGGCTTCGTGAACAAGGAAGGTGAATATAGCAGTCATACAGTATTCAAGGAAAAGATGATGGTGTATAGCGATGCATGTAGCATAGCTGACCGCTACCTGAAAGAATGCGTGCTTTACCTAAAAGAATGCGGTATGCCACTTTATAACGGTGAAGGGAAATTAAAATCTAATAGAACTGTTTTTCGTGTAATAGGAGAATGAGCGATTCTGTTGACATATTAAAGAAACTGGCTCTTCAAGTAAGAAACGCATCTGTAGAAGGAGAGAATACAGCTGAAAGAATTGGGCGCATATTTATCGGGATTCTAGAAAACATGGATAATTCTGATATAGAAAAGCTCACCAAATACTTTTTACGCAAAGATAAAGAAGACACTGCCAATGAGCTGATCACGTTCCTGAAAGGTTTTTTGGTTGGTAAGAATGGTAGTGGAATTACTGTATTGGAAGATGGTACCTCTCAAGCCGTTGTTGACCGGCTTTATGTGAAGATTAAGGCTGTCTTTGATGAACTTGAAGTGAAAAAGAAAACGCATGTTGGTGGTGAACAGATCATATCTCCGGCCGGAATGAAGTGTGTCAGGGTGGAGGAACTTGATGAGAGCTACCGCTGTTTCTTTTTGTCGGAAGTCGATGGAGTGACAATCAATAACGAATTTACAGTCGGTACATTAGCATTAGCCCAAGAATTTAACATTAAAGAAGGAACATCTCACAATGTATCCAACCGCTACTACTGGCGCGAGGTGACAGGTGTAGGAACTGACTATATTGACTTGAACAAAACTAATGCCGATAAGGACAGTGATATCCCGGTTGCCGGTGATGATATTATTGGTTTGGGACACTTGACGGATATCACCCGTCAGGCAGCTATAATCCTTTCTTCTGTTAATGAAACTTCCCCTTCCATTACTTTCTATCAAGGTATCAATACCTTTTCTTTGGTTGGCAAAGAAGTTATCGGGCTGGGCTTTGACAAGTCCACCGGACACGCCTATATCAATGTGTATGGTGATGCCTATATCGGTGCCAAGGATGAGAGCACTTACATCCGTTATACACAAAAAGGCGGTGTTGATATCAAGGGTATGTTCCATATCGAGCAGGGTTCCACCGGATGGCGAAATATGGAAGGTCTTCCGGATGAGATACAGGCTGCTGCAGATCTTGCCCAAGATGCTAAGGATGCGATAGATAACGCCGCCGTTGGCAGTGTAAATCTGTTGCGCAATTCCGGGTTTACTGGAGATTACGAAACGGAGGAACTGTCTGCCACTACCGAGTTATCAGCGGCCACCGAGCTATACAGCAAGCAACTCAAGCATTGGACGGGTGTGGCTACCGTATCCGCGGACAGTGCTGCCGGCTCCGGATACTCTGCCGCAATCGGTAGTTTGTCTCAGTCTGTATCATTAATTAAAGGAGAAAGTTATGTTATCAGCTATAAAGCAAAGGGTACATCTGTGTCTGTTTCGTGTGGTGATTTCAGCACAACTCAGCCTCTTACGTCCTCTTATCAGAGATATACCCATAAGATCACCTTCAATGGCAGTGGTATATTTCTTATTAGTGGTACCGCAACCGTTTGTGACCTTCAATTAGAGCGTGGAACCATCGCCACAGACTGGAAACCGTCCATTCTTGATAATGACAAGGCAACAGCCGGTTTTCAGGCGATTAATTATATCGCCAGTGCAATCAAGGATGGTTCTGTGGACATCCTTGGCGGTCTGATCCTTGCCAATATGATCCAACTGGGCAACTACAAGGATGGCAAGATGCAAAAGGTCACCGCCGGAGTGAGCGGCATATACAATGACGATGATGATGTGGCATTCTGGGCAGGTGGCACGCTGCAACAGGCTATATTAACCGTAATGAGGTTTCGTAATGATCCGAATTATCAACCCACCGATGAAGAATGGGCGAATATGGCGAACTTCGTTGCCACTCATGGTGGCGATACGTTCCTGCGCGGCTATATTTATGCCTTGGGTGGTAAGTTCAGAGGTGTGGTTGAAGCCTTGGGCGGATTTTTCCGCGGAAAAGTAGAAACATCTGTTGACGGGAAACGCATTGTCATTGATCCGGATAAAAATACTCTTGAAATGTACACGACTGAAGGACATACCACCTTGATATTAAGGTTCGACACATCATCGGACGGATGGGAATATGGTGATTTGATTTTGCGGAAATATGCAGGGGACCAATTGATACTAGAAACGACTGTATATCCGGAACGTATCAGAATACAGAATCATGTGGAAAATACGGATATCATTCTTAATCCCAATAACGTATCCTTCTATGGTTCTAAAGGCGAAACGCTGTTAGTCGGAATGAAACCGGTATATAATGGAGTGGGTGTGTATAAGCATGTGGCCAATATTGATTGCAGTAATTGGCCGGGGAAAGATGATGTTTCGTCAGGTCAGGTATATGTGGAATATGAGACAGTAGAAGGAGTCGTGACAAACGGGACTTTAAAAGTAAAGAAGTGATATGGAACTGAATAGTATTAACAAGACAGGTACTTGGAGTGAGGCGGCAGACCGTCTTAACAACAACTTTAGTAAGACTTCTACCGAACTAGAAAAGGTCAAGCAGAACGGTATCCGCAACAAGGGATTATTTTCTACTCTTAAATTGCTGGAAGAGGCTGTTCCATCTCCTGTTGTAGGTGACTGGGCTGTTGTGGGGGATACCATACCGGGCCCTATATATGAATGCAAGATAAAGGGGGCATGGAGTCCTACAGGCACGACAGGAGGTGGCGGAAGTGTTGACTTGAACGGATACCTGACAGCCGAGGAGATAGACGATGTAACATCAATATTATAGTTATGAGAATCAATTATCAGTCCGATTTTAAAATCATAGAGAAGAACTTGAACGGGGATGTGAATACTCCCTTCCGGTTCACTTACCGCACAGTCCTGTCGGGGTGTGTCGTTGCGGAGTTTGACGGGCACGGGTACAAGAACTGCCGCAGGCTTGATGATGGTGGTCTGCTGGTCATTTTTGACAGGCATGGACTACGTCCCGGTGCTCTGTCGGTCAAACGCGAATACTATCTTTCCGATGCTGATTTTGCCGATGGCATCTGCAATCTTGTATCGGTGGAGAATACAGGTGTTATCCTCGTTGCCGGAAAGACGGATGAGAGCACGGCGGAGATCATTTCCTATCCGGATTATGCCGCATACAATGCGGTGCAGAGCGTCCCTCTGTCAGAGAGGGAGTATGATGATGTGCTGAGTGATTTTGTACCTCCTCTGCCACCGGAAGAGAAATAATGATTTAATAGTTAAATAAATAGTTACATAAAATAATGATAGCTTAAGTTCCCCCGGAACTTAGGCTAATAATAAGATACATTATGGTAAAAATGCATAAACTGACCAAGGGTGGACAAACCATATTCCCGGCTACCATCTATGACGCTGTGGTCAACCCCAATACACAAAAAAGTCTGACTACGGAAATTTCCGAATTAGAAAGTTCCTTAAACGGCGGCGATACCGGATATATCAATCTCAATATCCATTCATGGGTAACAGGCCAGTGGACGGGAGAAGGATCATCATTGACTCATAATGATAACTCTTCTTATAAACGTAATACCGAGGTGAGTACTTTGATTAAAAGTGGTGCTATTTTAACAATGTATGAAGCTTCCGGAAAACAAGTGAAAATGAATGATTATGGCATAACATTCAAATTCAGGGGTTCCGCAAAAAACAAGGCGGAATGGAGCTGGTATGATTCCGGTAATGGTATTCTGATTGGAAATACTGATGCCGTTGAGATTTATATGACAGTTGAAACATCCAATGTGGAGTTTTTGAACGGGTTTGTGATTAAGGGGGCTTACGTGAAAGGAGCCGAGGATAAAATCAGTGAACTGACAGAAAGTGTGGAGTCTTTGGAACAGTCAACAACCGACAATATAGAACACATTTTTAATATTGACGAATCGGTTAACGGTGGTAATGTTGGACGCATATATATTAATGAGGATGATCTGGTTACCGGACGCTGGACAGGTGAGGGTAAGAATCTGAAAGCAGATTCAATGGAAGGATATTTGCGCACTAAAAATTTGTATGACATAACTTTGAAAGCCGGTGACTTGATTTCTGTATATGACAAGGCTGGAAAACAAGTAAAAGCCAACAGTCTCGGACTGAATATGAAGTTCAAAAACTCAACTAATACATCATCCATCATCTCCTATCAGGACAGCGGTACTTATTACAAACTCACTGAGGATGCGATGCAAATGGCATTTTTTGGCACTTCGGAGGCAGTTGAGAAGATTACCGGTTACTATTTCAAGGGATTTCGGATTAAAGGATTTGACGAAAAAATCAGTGATGTCAATGAGTCTATCCATAAGCATATTAATGATGTAAAAATCACTGATTTTTATCATTCTCTTAAGATACTTTTCATTGGTTCTTCCTTTGGGGTTGACACGATTAATTACGTTGGAGATATAGCGCATAGTTATAATTTTAATATTGTTATCGGCAACCTTTATGTTGGCGCTTCTGGAATTAAGGATTATATAACATTTTACGAATCCGACCGCAAAATATCCTACTATAAGTGGAATTTGAATGCCATTGCCTGGGAGAATAGCACCAGTACGGTAAAAGAAGCCTTGTCCGATGAAGCGTGGGATTTTGTGGTAATCCAGAACGGAGCATATCAATCCGCAGATGAGTCAACCTATTGGGATCAGGACGAGAAAGGGAATATTACCAAGAACTATGTGAATCTGTTTGCTGACATCATTGATAGATGTTGCCTGTTCTCGCATCCTGTAATCTGTTTCAACATGACATGGGCGTACAGCGTATATCATACGCTTTCATCATCGCAAGGTTCGAAGGACAAGTGGCTGAGTTTCGGCATTAATCAAAAACAGAGGCAGCTGGGTATGTATACGGAATTGTGTCGCTTGGCTCAAAAGGTATTGCAACATTGCCCGGAAGTAAAATTCGTCATCCCTTCCGGAACAGCCGTACAAAATGCCAGAGGCACGTCTTTAAGGACCGACACGACCATACAGGGAGTTGTGTCTCAATCCAATCCGGAAACGGGCACTCCTGTAACAACCGTGGTCCCAACCATAGAAGAGGCTGAATCAATGACTGACTTGAATCAGGCTGCGGTAGATTTTCCATTTATGGCCGGTAAGGATAATAATTTTATGAACTGGCATTATGGTACAGATTTGAGCAGGGACTGTCTGCACATGACAGAAGGGATCGGAAGATATCTTGTAGGAGGAGCCTTATGGCAGATGATTGGTTATAAACTTAGTCGCTTAAACTTTTCAGGAAATACATTCCGGACGGCTAAGGAAGACAAAACGAATTACAGAATCATAGCGGTTACTGACAGAAGAGCTGATATCGCTCAAAAATGTGTGATTGCCGCATTGGATAACCCGTATGGGGTTTCAGACATTATGGAATAATATACTTATGATACGAGAATTAATCACCAAAATAATGAACCATCTGTCCGTAGAAATGCATCCGGATGCGGAATGGTACTAACCGTTAATCTTTGAAAAGGGAGGGTGGTCCCGGATATTCGGTCCATCCACCCCTGACAAGTTTCCGTTTTGGCACAGGATTATTCATCAAACAATCTTAATTTGAAAGGAACCAGTTTCTTTGTGTCAATAAATCGTAGACATCATTCACTAGGGGAGATTCGCCTATTTCCTGTTGAAATAATTTAAGCGCATCTATTACATCTTGTTGATAACCACTGCTTTCCTTACAAATTTCTCTAAAAAAATTATTATCTTTAAGATATCTGAAATATCTGATTAGCTTTTGTTGGCGTTCAGTATTTCCCTTATGATTCTCGTAATATTCTAATTGATTTACAAGATAACAGAATAATTCATCATTATTCATTTGCCCTTCAATCAATCCTACATATTGTCTTTGGTCTGCATCATTCAAAATCCCGCCTGGGTTGTTCCTTATATAAGTCACCTCTTTATATATATATTTGAAATAATTTTTAAAATTGCTGGAACATTCTTCTCCACATCCTATTTGTAAGCGTCTATTGTATTCTTCCCAAATTTGTTGATTTGTAACTGGTCCTGCACTATAATATATTCTGATTTGAAAATATCTTCTAAATCCTGCAAAATGACAATGTACTAGCGACGGGCATTGGACTTTTTTATAAAGTATGCTGTGCTGAGCAAATATTTGAGTAAAGGTAGCATCAAATGAAGCTCTTTTTGCCGCTAAAGTCTGTGAACTAAAGGCTTTAAATGCAAGAAATACGGACACTAAGGCAAATATTGCAGTTACGCAAGTAGCAAAACCTCCCCAATCTTCCATTTTAGTTGATATCCGGGTGTCCATGCTTGTTCTGAATAATTCACCTTGATTAAAAACATAGGCAAACAATATCCAAAAGATAATGATCATTGACAATATTCCAGAACCAAAAGCAACACTCCATCTATATTTGTAATATTTATATAGAATCTCTTTTAGTGTACATCCTTTTATGATAAATATAACTATTTTCATAACAAAAGACAGAGCGACAAAGAATAAAGGCACTAATATGCACCAACGAATACATTCAATTACAGTGTCATTCAAAGTTATAGCTTCATTGTTTATCATAGTATTTTATATTTATGGCAAATAAAATAAAAATAAACATCCTTTGCAAATAATGCAAACCTTTTCGATAAATGATTTTAAAAAACAACGACTATTTAAAGGATGACTCTCTTGAAGAGTGCACCCTTTAACATTCTAGAACCATTCCGCATCCGGATGTACTTCTACGGACAGATGGTTCATTATTTTAGTTATTAACTTTCGAATCATCATAATTTACATTTTTGTATCTTCGATATAAGGACTGGCCAGATCCATAAGAACATATTGAATCAAAGCATCAATGACAACGTTAGCTATCTTCATACCTCCTGCGGAATTTGGATGAACTTGATCCTGCAAATACGTTGTGATATTAAGTGTCGATATTCCACTTAATGCATTTACATCAATAACGGGAACAGAATATATTGCACATACTTCTTTTATCACACTCCCGTAATCTTGTATCGTCAATCCTATATTATTTTTATAAGGATAATCGGCATTATTATGAGAATTGTAAAAATTATGTGGAATGCAAGCGAAGATCTTGGCATCCGGCAATCTTTTGATAATCTTTCTCAACATTAGTCCATAGGCATATTTTAAATGAGTTTCGTCCTGATCGTCAAGTTCCCCGATTTGGGCACTTGCCGTGATATCATTAGCAGAGGCATATATAACTAATACATCCGTATCGGTCGGAATAGTATTTATTCGTCCGTCACCACACATATTATCCTGTATAGTGATAGTTCCTTCCTCAGGATGAGCGGCATTATAGTAGCCATTTTCATCCACCTTTTTGGTTTGTGGAGAAATGGATGTAACCTTGGAACCTCCGATACCTCGACAGTAATGCGTTGAGAATTGAAAGTATTTCCATACATACTTCTGCCACGAGATCAGCTCAACGATAGAATCTCCAAACGAGCAGAATTTCTTCCCTCTATATGCCATATTGATTATTTCATCCCTATCTAACTTTACATTTCTTACATTTTGTGGGTTGCAGGGAAAATAATTCAATGAAACAAACGGGAAGTCCGCACTGTCAAAATTAAAAATTATATATTCCCAATTTTTCTCACCCGTCATCACCTCCCTGAAACGTCTTCCTTGACTACCCCTATATCCAATCCACATGCCATCTGCTGTATACACAGCAACTGAAAAAGCATTGGTAAATACAGATGTAACATTGTCAACGATTCTAATCAATCGTGTAGTACTATAGGCTTCATTTGACTGTAACGATCCATTTACATTATTATAACCATCAATAAGATTATTGTTTGTTATCAGGTTTTTATCGAAAAAAGTTTCAGGAAGCTGTGTTATACCGAATTCAAGCGGAATAAAATTTTCATCAAATGATAGATAATAGAAATCTCTTGCGCTGTTGTTCCACGCCCTACAATATGACGCTTCTGAGGGGATTTCTCTTTTTGATATATTTTTTCCTGTTGGAGCACCCATGTTTATCGTGCTAAGCAGCGTGTCATCATCTCGATAAAAAGAAACTGAATATGCATTGGTATAGACATATTCTTTCCCTACCGGTATATCAATTTTTTCTATGAGAACTCCATTCCCATTTACAATATTTCCAGAACCGTCTATTGTTTTGTTTATAAACAATAGTTCATCATATACCTTGTTGATTGACACATCCTGCAACATGTGTCGTATTTTCATCAAGTCGTTTTGAACTTCTTCAAGAGAGTCAATTGTTAATACTTCGATCCAATTCTTGTCATTTATCCAATTTGAATTCTCTACACTATCAGAATTGTATATTTCAATTGTAAACCTGTCTTCGTTTTGATACGATAAGATAAATCCTTTTCTCCGGTTAATACTGCTTATCGACAACCTCGTATTAGATTTGTTCGAATTATACACGACAGAATCGTACATGTAAGAA